CCCCGTGCTTGCACGCTTGACGCGGGAAATCCCCGCCTCTCTTGTTTCATTAAGGATCATGTCCGAATTTCTCTATAATCCTACAGTCGATACTTACCACCGTGCGTCTGGTAACCCTGCATACACCACTACCTCTAGTGGTTCTATCAAGGTTACCAATCCGCGCATGGTAGAGCATCGTAGGAACTTCCAGTCGGCTTCAAACCCCGTCTGGAATGTATATCGTGATCACCGGAGTGGCCGTCTGCCTTTTTCACAAAAGCTGATGGAAACCCTAGATGGTCTCGATCTTGGGAACGGTGTCTTCCGTAAGGAAGAAATCTTTCACAAGTTCTATAGAGATAAGACCTCAATCGCGCGACAAACCGGTTCCGGTGCGTCGCTCGTTACCCATTCCTACACAGGAGTTCAAGGTATTGGCCTGTTTCCAGGTAATATCAAGACCTTGTGTCTTTCAGGTCTTCCCACTACGTGGGAGACCATGACACAAGTCCAGGACGACCTATTTATGCGAGGTGCCGCTGTAATTAGCGATACTTTGCCTAATAAGGAGAGGGTTAACCTTCTCCTTTCTCTTGCGGAAATCCGCAGAGAAGGTCTTCCATCTTTCCGATCGCTTGTTTCTAAGCGCGGTGATGGTTCTGGCTTCCTGTCGTTGGAGTTTGGGTGGTTGCCTATTGTTTCTGATATCCAGCAACTGAGTGCATCACTCGTTAAATCGCGTGATGTCTTACGCCAGTTTGTTCGCCTTCAAGGCAAACAGCACCGACGTAGACGCGTTATCCGTGATGAATCGGTTTCCGATTCTTTTACTGACAACGGCACTTGGGCGCTGTATCCCAGTTACTCCGCTTTGTATAGCGGGGCATCCACGGGGTCTCTAAATGTGAACCGTGTTTACACGGATCGCATTTGGTTCTCAGGCGCTTACCAGGTTCTCTCTCCTGAAGTCAGACTTCTGACTCAGGTTGAGGCCCAGCTCGAGCAGGCTAATCACCTACTCGGGTTGCGCCCTTCCGCTGAGGTCGTTTATAACCTCGCCGGATGGACATGGCTGCTTGACTGGTTTGTGAATTTTGGAGATGTATTGTCCAACTATTCACACCTCGGCCAGGATGGCGTTGCGCTTCGTTACGGTTATCTTATGCGTCATACTCGCGTTGAATGTGAGGTCACTTTGCGTGGCGTCACGGACATCGTAGGTATTGACCGTAAGATCCGTGTTAGAGCGCATCCTTTCGGATTTGGACCACAATTCGATAGCCTCACACAGAGGCAGTGGTCCGTTGTTGTGGCTCTTGGTATAGCCAAGGGAAATGAGATTCGGAGACGCT